TTCATATATTTTTAGCCATCCTCTATCTTCTATCGGCGAATCAGCTTTATTGATTAGCTCTTTTATTTTTATGAGATCCATGACCGCTTGTCCGCTAGAAAGAAAACAAGTCTGATCGTCTTCTGGATACTCTTGCTCGAAGGTAACTATATGCCCTTCAGCGTTTAGTGATGATCTTAGCTCAGATTTCTTGAATCGTCTAAACATGATCTGCTGATGCGTAATATCGATGTTAAACAGCCGTTTTGCTTTTACTTTCAGCTCTAGCTCTTCGTCTGTGAGATCTATTTCTTTATCGCACGGTAGTTGATACTCATCGTGTAAGTACCAAGGAAAGAACAGGTTAACGAACGTGGTGTCTGGGTCGTTCCATTCATCATAAAAGAAATTGCCCATTCCGTTTGGCGTGGTCTCTTGTGTGATGATGCCTGTTTCGATAGGCACGGCCTGCATCGTAGAGCGCAAGCGTGAAGGATCTTTCATGAACGCTACTTCTGAAACGTGTAGCCATGAAATGGTGTCACCACGAGATTCTAAGTCACAATAGATACGAGAATTAATCTCAGGGAAAAACAATTCATACTTAGAGCCACCACCACGATCAAGTGTCGGTCTCATCTTCTCAGGCATGAACTCATATGCTCTAAGTACAATCCTAAAAAGCTTTTGAATAGCATCTTTCTCATGCGCGAGAATGACCGAGGTCACATTTGAATTAAACATCGTATAGTCTAATTGTTTGATGATCTCGTTCGTTGAGATACCGAACTGCCGGGCTTTCAATACTCTTTTTCTTCTTGCCGGATGATCGTTAATTAACTTCTGAATCTTATTCGGTGAGAATCTGACCTTATTGGATTTCTTATCAACTATGTAATAAAACTCTGCTAGCCTGCGGTCTCTCTCGGTCTCATATTCACTTAGACTCATTACTCTTTAGCTTTGCAATGTATTCCATATACTGCACATGGAATGACTTACTAGTGATATTAACCTCTTGATCGAATTTATCTTTCCATTCACACATGTTCTTTAAACAGAAGATTAGCATAGCCACATTACCGTTCTCTGCCATAGCCATAGCTTTTCTTATAAGGCTTAAGCGGGTATGAACCATGTTTTTATCGCGAAACTCCGCAAAGGTGTCGTTAAAGTTCTCCCTGATTCGCCTCTCTATTGTATCTTCTGAACACTCAAAGAATGCTGCAGTGTCCTTTAGCGTAGGCTTAAGGCGCATTAAGGCTTTAAGCTTCTCAAGGTCTATTGGAATTTCTGGCGCGCCCATTTCAGCCATTTAATAGCTCTGCTTTCTTGCCTGTGTATTCTTCCCATCGAGTTATAATGACATCACAGTAATGTTCATCTAGTTCCATTATACTACATTTGCGTTTTATTTTTTCACAGGCGATGAGCGTAGAGCCCGATCCTCCGAATAGGTCTAGCACAGACTCATTCTCTTTTGAGAAGTCAGAAATAACATCTACGCATAAACCGACTGGTTTTTGAGTAGGATGAACTCTATCTTTTAACTCTTCTTTTCGCTCTCCTTTGCGCAGCATACCAGCCCATGTATGACGATATATTTTAGCCGAAAGTGCTGTTTGATTTGTCCATGCTAATTCGCAATCCGAAAAGTTATTGTGGTCTAACGATCCTGATTCTAATTTTTTATCCCATATCAACCACTGCGGTCGATCAGGAAGCTTAGATGCATAGTGGTTAGCTCCCCATAGAATGACCGTTTTGGCATCAAGGCCAAGAGTTAAGCTGGGATCGAATGGTTCATCGTCACCAGCAACGGGACGATACTCCCTCGCCTTCGCCAGTTGCGAAGGCGCTTTTTTAGCGCCGACGAATCCTGTTTTTGACGAAGCGCCGACGTTAACTATGCTAATGCCATAAGGAGGATCAGTGAAAACCATATCGGCCTTTTGACCATCCATAAGCTTTTCAACATCCTCAATATTAGTCGAATCACCACACATTAACCTATGATCTCCTAATTTCCATATTTGACCAAGCTTACATATGGCCTCTGGCTTCTCAGGAACATCATCCTCTTTAGTCTCATCGTATTTCTCAGCAGGCTCTAATACGAAGTCCTTAATACCTAACATGTTAATATCAAAGTCAGGCCCTAGGTCTATAATGTCGGTGTTAATGCCTGAGAGGTCTAGGTCGGCCCATAAGGCGATAGCGTTGTCTGCCTGAATGAACGTGTATTCATGATCGGCTGATTCAAAGTCCTGATACACTACCGGAAACTCTTTAATCCCTGCTCTGATGGCGGCTAATTTTCTACCATGGCCTGCTACGATACATCCTGACAGATTGCTAACAATAATAGGGTGACGAATGCCGTGGTACTCGTACATCTTCGCCAGACGTTCAATCTGATCATTACCGTGCTTATTTCTATTCTTCGGGTGATCCTTTATCTTCTTCGGATCTAATAGCTCGTCATATTTGCAGTGAAGTTGCATTCAATCAGTCCTTGATAAAATTTTGCAGTTTTCTTTAACCCATCTTCCAGTGAAGTTTCAGCAACGAATCCTAAAAGCTTCTCTGCCTTTTCGGTCGATGCGACAGATTTTAGAACTTCTCCTTCACGCTTAGGTCTATGAATAACCGTTCGACCTTGTGAGAGCATGTTCGACAATCTTGTTAGGCTAGTCTCCTGACCTGTTCCAACATTGACGACAAAGCCGCTGTTATCAGAGTTAATAGAAAGATCAATAGCCATACACACGTCCATAACGTAAGTATAATCACGCACGGTATCGCCGTTACCATTGACATAGATTTTATCACCGCTAAGCCATTTCGGAATAACAGCCGAATATTCTGAATCATGCCTTTGACCTGGACCATAAACATTGAAAAACCTCAATCCTATATGTTCCACGTGGAACAATTTAGCCATTCTCTCGTTATTCTGCTTCGTTAAAGCGTATGGGCTTAATGCATTACCCTCATGACCCTCTGTCTTAGGTAAATGAGTGTTATCACCATACACAGAAGAGCTTGAGGCAAATACAAGTCTTTTACCTATCGTTTTAGATAGCTTAATCATGTTCATAAAACCAAGTTCGTTAACATCAATGAACATCTCAGGGTTATCGAATGACTTTGGTACTGAACCGACTGCTGCAAGATGAACAATAACGTCTGGGTTTTCAGCTAAACATATGGATCTCATATGACGAAATGATCTTATGTCGCATTCATAGAACTTAAACTTAGACCAATTATCTCCTGACATTTCTTTCATCCCACCAGGAGCAAGTAAAGACGGATTCACTAAGTTATCAAAACCTATGACCTCATGGCCTTTGTTTAAAAGGTATGGGACCAGATTAGATCCGATAAAACCCATAGCGCCAGTTACTAAGACTTTCAAATTGCTGCTCCTGTGAATTCTTCTTCATTCGTAACTTGTTCGCCATACTCTCGATACTTTTTGTTCAGTTCAATAACTCTTTTAAATAACTGCGCCTCGTTAGGCATTAAATATTGATGAAGAAAGAACTGCATTGCTTGCATATTAACAGGCAGACATTTACCACCATAACCATGGTGGCCATCCGGACCAGGAACTTTAGTGTGCTGCTTTTCTATGAATCCAGTGAGATGAATGCCCTTTAAGATAGACTCGTAGTTAAGACACATTCTCTCGCATAACTCATTGATCATATTAAAATAAGTGACTTTGAAGGCACCGAAACAATTATGCGCGTACTTGATTAGCTCAGCTTCTTTGTTTTTCACCATGATATATGGCTTACCAGGAAACATTCGCTTAATTAGATTTTCATCACACTCACCTGTTAATACCGGAAGCTTGCACATGTCTTCATAAGCGGTTCTCTCAGTTAAAAACTCAGGCATTGAGATACACTCTAACTCGTCTGCCGTACCAGGCAAAACGCTTGATCTGATAAAAACTAAATTGCTGTGGTTCTTTGCAAGCTTAACAGATCCTTTTAAGATACTTAAATCTTGCCCATAATCGTATGAATCTACCGGTACTGATACAAATATTGCCTCACAGCCTTCTAACGAATCGTTTAGCCCCTTAGGCGGATCGTACAATCTTAATTCGTGTATTGTATGATTCTCGAACCATCTTTGAAGAGTCCCGCCAACAATGCCAAGTCCGATGACGCCGATTCTCATCACCCCTCCATAGCTGAATGAATTTTACCAAAAAATCTCAATTTTATTTGCATCCATATAACTAAGCGGACAAACCATAAAGGCCTTAGATGAAACAGTAATTTTTGAATCAATCGGATGAAGAAAACCAACACCGCCTAAGACTTTTTCTTTCTTATTGCCCTTTTGATCTATTTCTACTTTATAAAACTCTACCCAGTATCTTCGTAATTTCATGAGAAG